TACAACTTGTTCATTGCTTCCACAATTAGTATTGCGAAACCTGCCATTACCGACACACTATCACCTCGTCAGTGAGTCGGATGTCAAAGAGCATTAAAATGGTTGAGAAGTTAATGACCGCCCCAAAGGGAACTCAGTACATGCCATCCACCTGAGAACAAGTTAACCCCAAACACTGCTGCTGCATGTCCTAGAAAGAAACAAGCAATGGATGATATTGTTCCCCAAAGCCAAAACCTTGCTCTCAGAAACCAAACATCAGCAGAATGCGCTCTTTGTAAATCATATGCGAGAGTGGATTCATCCATCCCGAATAAGATTTCACTAACCATATTAATCACTCATTGAAACCTGTCAGGAAAGTAGGACTAACAGTTTGCGCCTCTTGAGGCTGTGGGAGGTTAGGTAGAGTATTGTCACCATAAACCATAGGAACTCCAAACTGCTGTTGGAAGTTTCTCATAGATTCCCTTACTCTCTTTCTGTTGTCTTCGTCTCTTGCCTTTCTGTTCCAATAAGCGTTGATTTGTCGCTGAAGTAGGAAGTCCTCTATGTAGTCGTTTAGTATTAAATCAAATAGTGCTTTCAGTATCATTATCCCACCTACTGTCAAAACACCGAATATGACAGCAACAGGATAAGGGCCATACGCATTAACGAAGGTTGAACCATACTGTGAAAAGAAGTAGACATTGATGCCACTTATTGCACCAACGAAGAGAACAGTCATCACTAACCGGGTATCTGTATCTATACTTGGCATGAAAGCACCTCAAGCAAAGTTAACTGAAATCGTTCCAGTTCCTGTCGCTATCTGTGCATATATGCCATTAGCGACTAGAACACCATGTAGGTCTTGCTCAATAGTTTGAGCAGTTCCACCTGCATGTAGTTGCAGTCTTGCTACCTCCTTCTTTCCGCTAGTTGTTGAATTGTTACTGTCCCAAATCTTGACAGTGAATAGTGCGTTAGCAGTTGATGTTGCATGAAGACTCATTATCTTACAATGATGTGCGGCAACTACTGTTGAAGTTGATAGAACTCCACTGGTCTGACAGGTGGGAGTTGCCATCACTCATCCCCCGCACTTAGTCTCTCCACCAAATCTGCTTTCTTTCCATCTGTGGAAAGTCCTTTCTCTTCCAGTATAACTTTCAGTTGTTTTACTGTGAGAAGTGAATAATCCTGAGCCTCTTCTGCTGGCTCTTCTTCTGCTGGCTCTTCTACCTTTACCTCTTCTTTTGGTGCTGGTGTCACAGCCTTCACCGCTTTAGCGGCTAGTGATTTCTTTGGGAACATTGCTGCGTGAATTGCTTTAGCATCACCCTCTAAACCGAACTCTTCCCTTAGTAGTTCTAGAGTTCTGTCGTTTGCATTTAGAACGTCTTTCTCATCTCCTGCATTGAACTCAACTAGGAGACCTTCATCTCCAAGCATTCCTGCCGCTATTCTCAATGGAACATGCGTATCTTCTTGTGCCGTTAGAGCATATGATTCTCCACCTCTTCTTAGTAGAAGTGGGCCTGTTGCTCTGTGTTCTTTCAACTTTACATTCGCCATCATAATCACCTTATTTTTTTTGTTGGTAGTAACCCCTGCCCTGTTACGGGCAGAGGCCACTACTTTACGTCATCACTTAATTGTTATCTTAATCAAGCACTCTTGATGTTGGTGATTTTACCTTGGGCCTTGAAGAACGAACATCCGGTTTCTTGGTTTCCAAGTTTGCCAACACCGAATGGGTTTCCACTAGTGATACCATCCTCAAAGTATTGTGTAGGCTTCATGACTGATAGCCACAGATGGTCTGTGTCCAGTAGAAGTATGTCACTCAACTCGTTGGTTGTGTTTGCACCAGTGGAAGGCATGTCCTTGGTTGGGATAATTGGTATGTCGTAGTATGTTGCAACTCTGAAACCAACTTCCTGTCCCTTAACTCCACGAACTCCGTTGTGGGTTGGAACAATCTCCTTCCTGTCCATGAACCTCTCTTGGCTCTGCAATAGGTCAGCGATAGCCTGTACCGTGTCATATCCAGTTAGGATAACTTTCGGGTTTCCACCATTCTGACGGATTCTGCGAATCATGTCATTAAGTAGGCTTAGAGTTAGAACCCTAGCGTTACCGGAAGCATATCCTGCACCGAAGTCAACCTCTGCATCCAAGAAGGAAGCAACACCTACTGCTGCCTCGTTGCTACCATGCGAACCAGTGATGTTGACAGTTCGGGAAGTACCGAATAGCCTTACAACATCATCAACAACTGCTGGCGTACCTGAGTCTTCCTTAGATGTGTCTAGTAGGTTGTCGTTATACATTGCAGCAATCTCAGCAGCAGATGAAACTATCTTCATTAGAGAAGTGTAGTTCCTCTCGATGTCACCGAAACCAGCATCGTATTGCTCAAGTGGCATTAGTAGCATCTTCTGCTGAACTTCAGCGTGGTGCTTACCCATGTCCTCTCTAACGATAGCACGAATGTCACCTACACCATCATCGATGGCAGCAAGTTCCATACCAAGTTCTGAGAACTCAAACAAGTGAGCAACAGTCTTTGGGCTGACGTATAGTTTGGTGTACTCAGGAGACAATGCTCTGAATGAAGAATCTCCACCAAGAGTTGCGTTCTCTGCAACACCACCAATTCTGTCAGGTCTGATACCTGATAGGTCAGCAGTGTCAGTACCGGGGTCAGTGCTTCCAATACCGAATGCACTTCCACTTCCACCAGCAGGTCGGCTCTTTAGAACTCTCCAACCGCTAGATGTGTATGGCCTCTTTGCAAGCATAGACAAAGCGTTAACCTCTTGGTTAAGCATTGACCAAACTTTCTGTCCGTAAAGAACGTTGTAGAGGTCTCCCAAACCAGCAGCAGATGCCGAAAACGGGTTGCTTGCTGCGTCATGGGGCGTTCCGAAACCACCGACAACACCTGACGACTTCAAGAGGGCATTGCCCTGTGCGCCAGCGTAACCGTAAGTGGCTGCTTCTAGGTCTTTCAATGTGTTAATGTATGCACTCATCTTAGTTCACTCTCCTTGCAAGGTTGTGGATATCTCCCCAAGACATCTCAGCCACAGCATCAGGTGTGGTTGGGAAACCTTCAGGTAGTTCCATTGCTACTGATGTAGCCTTGCGAATTTCATCTTTCTCTGCGGTTAGAGCCTTGCGTAGTTCTGCAAACTCTTCTTTCAGAGCAGATACCTCTGAGTGTGCATCGTACTCTGCTTTCTCTGCTAGAGACTTCTTCATTTCCATCTCTTCAGCGAGCCTAGCCTCAAACTGCTTTGAGAGGTTGTCGTATGCCAACTCCTCTAGTTTTTCAGCACGATACTGCTCGTATGCTTTCTCAACGTTCTCGGCAGAGAGGTCAAGAGTAGTAAAGTCTGAGTTATCTAGACCTTTTGCTACATTGCCTAATGCTGCTGGTCTTGGGGTTGGCCTACCGCCTACTACAACGTTCTCTCCCGCCTCATTTCCAGCGTCTCTAGGAGCGTCAATATCAAGAGCCTTAGATTCCATGTCTTCATCTTCTTTCATAGACATTTTATCCTCGTCTTCATCCATCTTCTCCTCAGACATCTTATCAGACATCATTTTGTCCTCTTCTTCCATCTTTTCTTCTTCCATCTTTTCTTCTTCCATCATTTCCATGCTTTCTTTTTCAATTGTTGCACCAGTTGCTTCCTGAACCTGCTTTAGCAGACCATTCAACTCCTCAAGTGCGCTTTCTAGTTTTTCTGACAAATTATCACCTCCATTTTCGTGTTTTAATATGTCGAATTTTGCTTCAGGGTTTATTCCTTTTTCACAGATTGTTACTTCATGTAGTTCAAGACTATCAATCTCGTTGTATTCCCCGTATTCCTCCGATTTCCTTTGCTTCTTTGATATTGCTTGTCCACCTATGCTGAATGACCGTAGAGTTCCTTTCCTAATACCTCTTGAGATTTCTTTTGCCTTCTCTATGTCATCTCTCATTTTGATAACTACATAGAATCCAACGTTGTCAACACCTGTCTTGTGTAATACCCCGTTAGTATCTCGATATTGCTCTACTACCTCCCCTACCTGAACATTTGAATGATTTGACATTACATTTCGATAAGACTTTTCTTTCATGAATTCTGCTACTGCCTTTTCCAGTGCTTCAAGTGTAATCAAGTCATTTTGCTTGTCTACTACTTCTATTGATGCATAACCACCGATAGTCAATTCTTCTGACTTTAGTATGGTAAATCCATCACTAGATTCCTGTCTAATCAAAACCTCCTGCGGTGCAAACACTACAAAAGGAATTATCTTTTACTATATGAAGTAGGCGATTTACTCATCTTCAGGTGAAGAGACATCCGGCAACTCCAAATTGCGGTATTTGTCCCTTTGAATGTCGATTATCTCATCCTCACCTTCTTTATCTAGCATCTCTTGTTGTTTTCCTGTGAAGACAATCCAAGACTTCTTTTCATTCAACGGAACTACTCTGAAATGTATTCTAGATTGAAACTTGTCACCTTCCATTCTGTATTCGTGATAACCATGTCTCTGAACACCGAAGATTAACTCTCCACTATCTAGAACCTTGGTACTGTCTATTCTCTCAGATACCATCGCCGGATACTTTCCTGACTTACCGAACAACTCGTAGATGTCTGTTGGTTCATCAATGTCAATCAACCAAGCCATCCTGTCTTTGTCAGTTTCTATGATGAAGTCTATGTTTCCATCGTCTCTTTGTCTGACTTCAAACCTACCAGCCATCTCAGACTCTTCCCTATCTTTCTGAATGGTCTCAGGAGAATTGTCAAACTTATTACCTGATAGTTCTATGAAAGAATCCTGTCTTTTCATCCAGTTCAGTAACTCTCTAGGTTGCAGACTGAAAACCTCGTCATATGCATCAGATTCCTCTGCTCGTAGTTTCTCCTCTATTTCATCAAAGGTCATAGGAGAATCGTTATCATCTATTATGTTTCTAATCATGACTCTAAGTTTGCTCTTCCTAGATTTGATGAACTTGGAGAGTTGGTCTCGCATCTCATCCATGTTTACTATTGCATTCTTCTCCATGAGAGTATCTCCTTTCAAACCATAGACAGTGAACCCATCAACATCGCTCTTGAAAATTATTTCTGCCTCTCCGTGAATGTAATCCGTCACCGTGTACTTCTTGACCTTCTTAGAATCCTTAGCCTGTAATTCTGCGACTACTGCTAGTGGGTTTATCAAACTCTTAGGAGTAGTAACTGGCTCTAACAACCCCGATAGTGATTTCTTTGTCTTGGAGGATAATTGCTCTAGAGTGCGAATCTTATCAGGTTCATCCACTTCAGGTAGTTCAATCAGTTTGGCTGAATACAGACTGAAACCTCCCTTCTTCTTATTCACCTCATCTACCTTGACTCGTATTATACTACCAACATCAACCTCTATTTTAGTGTTCAATGCCTTTCCTACTGGTGCGTAGTCCTTTCCTGAATACTCAACTGATTTCATATCCCTCTTCTCTTCAGCAGTCAATGGCCCTGCACCCATCGTGTATGAGAACATACCACTACCAGTTTTCTTCATGTCTAGAACTATAACATCCAAATCAACGAACTTCTTCCACTTAATCCACTTGGGATTCTTTCTCTTTCCTATGTAGTATGTGGATTCTATGTCCTTTATGACCACCCCTTCAGCAGTAGGCATATCCATTATTTTCTCAGCATACTCCCCTACTTCTTTCATGGAGTCTGCTATTCTCGTATCCTTCTTCGATGGGAATGCAAGTGGTTCAGATGAGTGTTGTGAAAATTGATAGAGTAGGATGTTTATTCTCTCTCGTAATGGCTCATCAACCAAATCCCTACCTTCATGTCTCATGATGTCAAAAACGTGCAGCCTTAATTTTCCACCATCGAGTTTCTTCTTGAAGACATGAGTAATAGTATCTGCTCTATGTAGTGCTTCGTCTCCATCAAACAGCATTAGTTCCCCATCTAAAATACAATCTCCAAAAGCCTTGTTCTCCATTTTCTCTACTTGTTCAGGACACTTATCGGTAATGTCCTTCTCATTGTAGGAGTATATCTTTATCTTGTTATTGAACTTGTGAATCTGAACTCTCATCCCATCATACTTCTCTTGAACCACATACTCTCCACTGAGACCTAGTATCTCCTTCATGTCATCAAGTTCAAAGATTCTATACATCGGCTTGTTAGGTACTAGAAAGTCTACATCAGCCTTCTCCTCATCAGACTTAGCGATATCCAAGTCTTTCAGGTTGTTCCATCTTTCCTCGGAGTATCTGCTCTGATACACTTCTTTCAGAAGAGCAAGAGCCTTGTCGAATTTACCCTTGACTCTCTTGGTATCCTTATCATCACCATAATGCTCGATTATGTATAGAGGAATGTCCTTGACCTCTATATCCAAACCGATTGAGTTCTGTGTTATTTCATCCGGTTTTAGTTTAGCCTCTTCCCATGCCTTCTTCGGTAATGTGTTAGCATGGCTTCTCAGGGCATAATGAATAAATGAAGCAAAGACTGCTTCATCTTCCAACAAGGTCTCCAATACCTTGTCACCTAGTTGCTTAGAGAATGGGTCACTTATCTCTGAGGTCTCAAACCTCATTCTCTTTACGTCTTCGTAGACTTTCTTCGCAACAGCAGAGTCAGGGTTGGTGGCTCTGTCATCGAATAGGTCTTTCTCGCTTATCTTGTCTTTCAGTAGTTCAGCAAACTTGCCTAGACCATCAAAGTTCTCTCTGATGCTCTTGACAGTGCTACTCCACTTTTTTCCATATTCTTTTGGGTTTTCCTTGGCAGAAAGGTAGGCGTATCTGATTCTCTCAAAGAAATCAAGAACTCTCTTTGTTAGAGCCTCAGTCTCTTTCTCAAACGATACACCCGAAGATTTCATTATACATCAAAACCTTCTCTCTATCCTTCGTTTGTCAAATCTGCATTACCCTCAATATTGCTAGTCTTAGGTAGTTTCTCTTCAGCAGGGTTCTTGTTTGGTCTCTTTACCTTGACCTCTTCACCCATGACATCATCCTTGTTTTCCAACCTGTTGTATGCTGCTTCCTGTATTACCTGCTTGGCCTTATTGATAGCCAACTCTACAATCTTCTCTTCCCTAGTTACTTTTTCCGGCATTATCTTCCCTCCATTTTTTCTGTCATCTTACGAATCTCATCCCAAGACATTTGACCACCATCAGGAACTTGTGTATTGTTCATAACTGGTGTTGGAGTCTCACGAACAACATATCCTGACTTCATCAGTAAGTTGT